TAGAGTCAATCCACCTTTTAAATCTTGGCTGATAATATCTGACTTCTTCATTTTTTACTTTCATGTATTCTCCTAATTTATTTGTCTTACCAAATTTGCATAGTATCTACCTATGCCACGCCCATTGTCAAATTTCTGATATTTATGAAACTTAATCGGATTAGCTTTAATCAATTTAAGTACATCATCAGGGAAATTATTTTTATTGGCAATTTCTATCATCTTTTCATTCGCAAATTTTTCTGTGCATGAACCGAAAGGACTACCAATAGAATTCACTCCCCATGATTTTTCTATAATATTGATAATTTCTGTAATGTCTGACATTTTCACTGCCTTCATTCTCCCAAAGAAACTCCTAAGTTACCATCCGATGATACAGTATCCCGGCATCAGTCCATATTCCGGTACATCACGGAGCACATACATTACTTTACGCGCTTCCATTCTTCCAGTATACTGGCCATCGTTCCATTCTCGCAGGATCAGTATGTCTCCCGGCTGTATATTGTCCTCATCCTTGCGGAGCTCGAAGTTTTTTCTCTCATTCCTCACTGTCTGGAAGTACTTCGGCAGGGTTTTCTTCTCCACTGTCTTCATTCTTCTTTTTCCTCTTCTTTCGGTATTTTTCCGGATCATAGTCCGGATTGAAGGAGCTGCGTGTCATTGATATGCTCTCTTTCCGCTGGTCCTTTGCGTATGATTTACGCATGGTCTCTATTTCCGGATCCTGGTTCTCCAATCTCATTGTCAGGAGATCTCCGTAAGAAAAGCTCCGGCGGAATCCGGTCTTTTTATCCCTGGTTAATACTATTCTTGGATAAATTTCTATAATTTCGTATTCCCTGAGTGGCTTTCCCCATCTCCCCGGATCCTCTTCGTTTTCTTTTATTTTTATAACATCCCCGATATGTACATTATGGATTCGTGGCGCCGGATCCGGCAGAAGATTGCCGTCCCAGTCCTTATACTCCTGCATTGTTGTCTCCTTTCTGGACGACTGCTGCCTCTTGGTATCAGCGGTCGCCCCGTGGCTATGTCTATAGTTATCGTGAGTACACTCCAAAAGGTCTATTCTTCTATTACACCGTCCAGATTCTTCCGGACAGATCTGTAATATGCATTTAATGCTGTGATCAGGATATATGACTGGCTCTTTCCCATTTTTTCTGCACTATATTCCAATCTGCGCTTTTCCTCCGGTGTCAGCCGGAGTGAGATAACTTCTGTCTTGGCTTTCATATATCCTCCGATTTTTGTATATACAAATTTGTATATACATTATTTCCATTTGCTGTAGGTCAGGGCATCCTCGCTCCAGTCTGGGTAATGGTCCTGCAGGTACTGCCTAAATATCTGCAGCATCTCCTCCCGTCTGCCCTTGTTGCCATTGTCCAGCATCTCATGGTGACTTTGGCAGCCCAATGCACCATTCTTCGGGATCCCGAGTCCACCGCGTGATCTCGGGATGTAGTGCATGATGCTCTGCAACTGCTGTCCGTACCAGGTGACGTCCTCCATGTGATATCCCATACGGCAAAAGATGCACTGGTACAGATCCCGCTCCTTGATGATCTGACGGGAGGCAGCATTAAACTCCCGCGCTCTCGCCTGTTTCGACATCTTCGGCATTCTGTCTGCCTCCTTTTCTGAGTTCTTCCAGTCTATCCAGATAGCCGGAGATATCAGACAGCTGCTGTCTGGCCGCAACGATCAGATCCATCTCGACATATCGTACCAGGTTCTCCACGCTGCCACGGATGGACTGACGATAAGCTGTGCGCTGGTCTCCTTTAGATGGGCAATATTGCGGAAAGTCGTTTTCAAGGTCCATCTGTCCCGGTACCTGCTCTTCCGTATCCATGGTGTCGGTATTCTGATTATCCGTATCAAAATCCTTACTAACCGTGTCGGAATCCCCGCAAACCGTGTCATTTACCTGTGTTTCCGTCTCATTCTGTGCCGGATCCGGTGCGGCTCCCGGGATGGTCATCTGCTCCGGCTTCTTTTCCGGTTCCTTGGGCTTTTTCTTTTCGGTGTTTGCTTTGGTCACACGGGATTCCTTACGCTTTTCCGGTTTCTTCTCTTTCGGAGTCTCATTCGGTTGCACCGGTGCAATTTCCGGTTCTTCCGGTATTAAGTCCTCGCCATATAACATCTTGTACTGCTCCTCAGGACTGCTGCCTCCATTAAGCAATTCTTCTACTTCATAGCAGATATCCTGTGGTATGTACTTGCTCCGCTCCAGCGTCTTCAGGTTGATTACCGTGGCACCGTCAGAATTTATAATGATCTGTGTCCTGCGCTCTCCCGGGATCCGGACGGTGTACACCGCATCCCCTTGCGGTATCAGTGCATCCATAATTGATGCGCTACGCGGATACTGTCCCTTATTGCATATTTCCCACAACTTTCGGAAGAGATTTTCCTGTTCTTTCCCCAACTGCCATAGGTTCCTCTTTAGGGGCGATCCCTCTGGCGGAAGTATAGACCAGTCCGTTACGGCTGCTGCCTCTGCCTTCTCAATCTCCACCTCAATATCCGTGACCTTGCTCTCTGCATCCACCTCGTCCTTTATGTCCTGAATCTCTGCCTTGGACAGCGTAGGCGGAAGCGCCTCGTTGATCTCGTCCGGGATCTGCAGCATCAAGGTAAGCTTTGCATATCCAAATCCCTTGTAGCTCGGGAGCAGATGATCAGAGTAGCCATCCTCCGAAAATCTGTCATTGATGCTGATAAAGCGGCTTACCTGCGTCTTATCTATGCCATACTCAGCCCTGGCAAAATCTGTCACAGTTGCATAGCCGCTCTCTGCCAGTACATTTGTGTCTCTGGCCACCTTGAGCAGATAGCCGATCTGTACAAAGTCCTCTGCCGTCCGGGTGAGGACTGCATCCAGCTCCTTCTTATATTCCTGATATGTTTTTGTGTATTCCATTAATTCCATCAGATCACCTCCATAAAGTCACTCTCCAGAGCATCCGCAAGCAGTGTTCCTTGCAGGCTCCCGTGCCATACTATCTTTTTCTGCTCCCGCAGTTTTTTATAGCCTTCCCTGCGGGCCTTGTCGCTCTTCTCTGCCAGTTTCTTATCCTCTTCGGATAGATTTTTCTTCACCCACTGCTGCCACTCCTGCAGAAACGGCATTGCATCGTCCAGATCCTTATATGCCTCATTCAGTACGGACTTTTTCTGCCGGATGTTTCCTCCCGGCTCAATCTCCACCGTGTACCAGGGAGTATCCGGTTCTGCGCTGTGCCGAAGGAAGAGCAGATAGGTTTCCCTAATATCCATCCTCTGGAAGTAAATATCACAGGTGTGGATGCAGTGTTTTAACACGATTCCCTCCCGGTAAATATCATCAATACTCCTGGGGGCTACGATGCAGTAAGTGCCGTTATCATACTCGTATTTCTTCAATTCTCCGGATTCCATGAGCTCCTGTGCCCGCGGGAAATCTATTTTCTTTTTTGCAATTTCCTCTGAGGAATCCAGCATGGATATCTTGGCCACTAACTCGTTATGTGCAATGGCAAGGTCTTTCGGTTTCAGCAGGAGTTCCCTGCTACAGTCCATCTTTAGTTTGGCCATCATGTTCACGTAGTCGTTCCAGTCTCTCCATACTGCCGTTTTTAATTCGCGGCCTCTTAACGATCTCAGCCTTGCCTGTTTGTTCAGGTAGTTACATATTTTTTCAATGGTCAGATATTTTCTGATTGTGGATCCTTCCAGTTCTTTCGGGCTGATGTCTGCTTCGGAAAGAGTCTTTATATCGCGGTCACGCAGTATCGTGTTCATCTCCTTTTCTTTCTGCAGCCAGATGAGCATTTCCATGTTGCCATCCATATTTTTCAGGCGTTTCATCCGGGAGTTATCTATTTTAAGTATCTTTGCAAGTCCGCCGGACGCTTTATTGTCCAGTATTCTGTCCAGCTCGCTCCAGCTGTCGTTTACCATATCCTTTGCCAGTCTGTACAGGCCCGCCTTGTAAGCCATCTCAATGGCAGGATAACGGTGCTCCTGCCGCAGGTAATACCTTAAGCCAGCCTCCGTATAACCGTGCCTCACAGCAATCGGATATGCTGTATGATATTTCTTGAATATCTGGCTAAAGTTTTTCCGATACATGGTTTCACGGTATTTTCCAAGCCACGCATCCCGGTCCAGTGCCCAGCGCACTCCCCTCCTGCGGTAATCCGTGTAAATGTATGTCCCCCATCCCTTTTCTGTAACAATGGTCCTCCGATACTCACGGACACCATATTCAGATCTGTTGACAGCACATTCATCCTTGTAGTCAAATCTCCACACCGCAAAATCTCTCTGTACCAGCCCCTCCTTATATCTCTGGATGCAGGATACCTCATATTCTCCTGTGCCAAGACATTGTGTTTTCTTTGCCCGGGATATATAGGTGACTTTTTTCCGGCAGGCCGGACATCTTCCTTCTGCATTATGCTTGGGTTTTCCCGGCAGCTTTACCCTGCCAATACAGGACGTGCAGTATCCTTCCGTTGATTGTGCCGAGTTATAAAAGATATAATTTTTCCCACCAAAGCCATTACGGTGCCACCAGTCTTCGAATCCCTTCGGAGGATCTTTTACCGGCTCCATGTCCTTATCCCACTGATCCGTCAGCTTCTTTATTTTTTTATCCTCATTGCGCTTTTTACATCCTTCCTGCCACTTGCAAATACCAACAAATCCTTTTTCTTTTGTTCCAAGGAGCTTCTGTATCTGTCTGCTACCTTCTGTAGAAATATATACATACTCATCCCAGGCATGTTTGTACCAACTGTATGCTTCCAGATTGTACCCATATGCCTCCCGCCATTTGTAAGATCCGTCCTTCTGCCTCTCCCTTGTGATATACTCATCGCCTTCGTAGTTGAGGTAAATATCCCACTTCGGTGTATACACTTTTTTGCTGATATCTTCCCGGGTGCAGATAGATACTTTCAGATATCCTTCTAACTGTTGGCATCTGGCCGCAAGATGATACTTTTCCTCGTTGATCTTTCCACTGTAATTTCTTTTCGTCCCCGGCTCCTGCAATGCCCGGATCATGGCCGGAGTGGCATTCAGTGTCCTCAGCTTCTCCAGTTCACTTTTTCTCATTTACCCGCCTCCCTTTTGCGTCATAATACACATCCGGCAGGATCTTTATCCCGTCTACCTTAAAAGCACCGATTTCCACGATGTCCCCGTCGCCGTCGTCCCTGACAATGTAAAGGTTATCCCCTGCTTTCCCACGGGCTCTCGGATTTTTTCCCCGGACGATAACATTTCCATTTCTGTATGCCTCCCCGCTCTCCACCATTACGGCTGCTGCCAGTTCTGATTTCGGATGTTTTGACATCCACAACACTCCCAGACGATACAGGTCATCTATCGTAAGTTCTTTTACCAGCATAATCTCAGGTGCCGCAATCCTGCTGCCGTATCCGTCCTCGTCTATATTTCCCCGCAGTTCCACGGCAAAATATCTGTCATCCTCACCGGAATACCATCTCAATACTTCCAGAGGATTGTCTGTCGCATGGAAGCCGGTATCAGCACATCTCGCCTCCTGCTCGCTGTACCATTTCCCAGGTTCGTAATAGAACACGCCTTTTCCCATCGTACAGTTCAGGTCCTTATGGAATCCTTTATATGCATGCATTTCACACCTGCTTTCCCAGATAGTAGTCCAGTATGATCTTTTTTAAATCATCCCGGCCACACATACCTATAAAGGCGGCACTCTCCGGGAGTCTTGCTGCCTGTATGATCCGCTTGTCTACCTCTATACGGTTCTCGGATGACAGCTTCAGCCCGGCGGCCAGCACGTCCAACAGCTTCTTGTCCGGGTTAAATACAGCATTGGCCAGTGTATCTCTGTCTTCACCATCATGGTCCACCGGATAGTCTGTCAGCATCTGCACGATAAAGTCCTTCCAATCCTTTAATTGGCTTTCGAGATGCAGATCCTGTTCTTCCAGCTTCAGCTTGGCAATGGCGGCCATCGTCGCATTGCAGAGGCAGTCTTCCGGGTCGTCACTGTCCATGTAATCCTCTGCATCCTCCTTTTCCAGCCCGTACTTTTCAGCAAGTTCTATCAGTCCTGTCAGATTTCTGTCAATCTTCATGACTGCTGCCACTATGTTCAATTCTTTTACTGTTTTAAATTTCTCCATCTCCGTCTCCTTTCCCGGTTGCACCGGTGCAATTCTGTCAAAATATTCTATTTTTACCATTGCGGTGACATTGCCGGAATGGTCTCTAACACATGTCACCTACTCATGCTTTCAGGTTTTCGGCACTTCTGTAAAAATGTCCTTTAATGCTCTCTTCAGTGGCATATTAAAGCGCATCCATTCGGCATACTCATGTTTCTCTCCTTCCGCCAGCAGGATATGACCACCCTCTTCCACGTCCTGCAGGAGCATTTCCCACAATACGGCATTCTTCACCGGGTTCCCTTTGGCGCTCTTCCATTCGTCCCGCTGCCATTTCTCCGGCCAATGCTGTGTGATAGCTGCTGCCACGTTGCTACACTCTGTATGGATCACTACGGTGCAGGCATAATGGAGACGCTGCAGGGCATCCCGGATGGCACGCAGGACGGACTCGCTCTCCGTGGTATTGTCATACTCTGCGATCTGCGGGGCAGCTTCATAGTCACTGCCGTTCTTACGCTTGGTCCTCATGATGTACATTACCCGTCCGGAGCCCTTCGCAGATCCCCGGAGAGTCGTGCCTATAAAGATATCCACTACTTTCAATTCATTTTCCAATTTATCAACACCTCCTTACCCTGTTCGGCGGTTTCTTCCGCTCTTGCGTTTTAAGTTTGATCAATGTGTAACTCCTGTACAGGAATCCTGTCACCGGATTGATGCCCTCATGGATCCGGGCTATGTAATATCCCTTGGGCGGCTTGACCTCCAGCTTCCATCGGACCAGCTTGTCCGTCCGTGGCTCCGGAAGCGGCATATTACGGCTAGTGTTGTATGATGACTCCGCAATCCTTGGTTTGCCCGGTGTGCCGTCTGCCTTGGTCTCCGCTGTGTGCTCGTCCTTGGTCAGGTAATTCGCCAGCTGCTCCATGTCGTCTCCTGTAAACTTGCTGTGACAGATCTCTGCCACGTAGGTGCCGCCCTTTGTCCATGCCTTGGTCACGATAGCAGCCGCATCACCCTTCGGTGTCTGCTTTATCACAAGATGGATATGCCAGGCTCCCTTGGTTCCCTTTTCTATGTTCCTAATCCAGTAGAGCGGTACGCCCCTGGCCCGGTAGATCTTCCGGATCTTGGTGATTGCTGCCCGGAAGTCCTTCAGCGCTCCTTCCATATCCGGCGGACGATTCCCTACTGCATATGTCCATGTGATAAACAAATCTCCCTGGTCAAAGTACTGGATCAGCCTCCATCTACATCTCCTGACCTTGTTCCTCTGATTGATCAGCCGCACCTGTTCCTTGGTCGGCTTCTCCTTCTTCTGTCTGCTCTTCCCTGGGGATCCATAGTTGCCATCGTGGTACTCTTCCACGTCCAGCACATCCCCATGTCTTAGCCTTATTTTCTTTCTCTTAACCATGTCTCTGTATCCTAACTTTAATATCTTTATCAAGTGCGCAGGGGCTTTCAAAAAGCCCCATTTTTCTTGACTTTTCCGGCTTACAGAGGTATACTTATCTTGTCTATATAAGTAGCTCTGTGAGCTGGCCGGCATCGCCAAATGCCGGCTTTTTATTTTGCCAGATATGCC